TGGGAGATTGTTAATTTATCGATTCGTATAGGGTTTGCTTTATTTTTAGCGCTTCATGTACGGAAAGTGTTGCCATTTTATTTGCATCAAATCATAGAGGCTAGTTCTATAAGTTTAATGTTGTTGCTCTTACTTGCTTTGTGTTTAATTAATAGTTTAGTACTTATATCTAGTCGGGTGAAAATATGGTGAAAGTATTTTTTTTGACTGTTGTTAGGACTAAGTTAGCCTTGGAATTGTTATCTTTTTATGTATTGTCTATCATATCGTATATAGGTCAAGATGATTTAAAAGATCCAGGTATTTTTGCTTTTACGGTTCTATCTCTTCTCTATTTAGTATATTATGGTATTTTAATGGTTCATGAAGGTCGTTATTGCTTTTTTTATCACCCAAAAAAGATTTTAAAATTTCGTATAGATTTGATTAGATTTATAATTGTATTTTCGCTTGTGTTTTTACCGTATTTATTATTTCTATCTATAGTGTCAGGCGTTTATTTTAACTATTTATTGAATTTCAATTCTTCAATAACTTTGGCTGTACCATGTTGTAAGCGGTACTTGTTGATAAGCTCCATAACTTCTTCCATGGAAGATGGGTCAAACGTCTGGTCATAGTCATTCACAAACTCATCTTCTTTGATGTGCTTAGTACCCTTAACCTCTGGTTTGCCCTTAGCGTCTGGACCTATAATATAGCCAACAACGAAGTTAGCGTAGATATGTCCAGAAGATTGGTCCATAAGAGCTCGTTGGTCAACAACAAAGACATAAACATCACTCTCCTTACCTTTAGCGTCTGTGTGTTTCTCAATTTTCACACGGTTGTCAAATGCAATCTCTACATTCACAGCGTAGGAAGTGCGTGGTGTACGAAGCAAGTTTCCTCCACGTCCAAATGTAGGTACTTTCTCCGCTAAGTTAAATTGACCTCCGTTAAGCAACACATCAGCGTCAAGGTCAGTCATATCAGCATAGTTTCGTAGTGTGTACACAGGCTTACCATTACGGACATACTCAGGCTTAATAGCTCCTCGTTTTTCCTCAATAAATCCTAACACATCTGTAATAATTGAAGACATCAAATACTCCTTTGTCTCTTATACATCTTTTGCAACTCATTTTGTTGATGTTCCGCATATCGTTCCTGCATTTCAGCAGTGATTACCTCATACTCATAAGGCTTAGGCTCTCCATAGTCTTTCACATGGTCTGCTCTGCCCTTCTCATCTAGGCTGATATACTGGCTATAAGCCTCAAAAGCCTTAGAGTTGGCAACCTTAGCATATAAAACACCAATATCTGTGTAAGTTGTATCGTCCATGAGAGTTAAGTAAGGGATATTATATTCCTTGGTCAAGACAAGCACCTGCTCATCTATCTCATCGAGTGGCACAGGGATTACATCATCATATGCAAGCCCTCTCCACTCCTCTCTCTCTTGAATAATACCACAGGTTAGTGCCCAGCCATAGTTAATCAGGTAACTAATTTGTCTGAAAAAAGCTGGGATTGTTCTGCATAATTTTCAGGACGTTCTCCATCATTGACTCATCTGTGATGTACTGAATGAGGTTGGTAGAAACTCCTAGCACCTCTACAATAATATTTTCACAGGCTTCAATGACATTATCATCAAAAATTTCATACAGCTTGAAGAAATCTTCTGCTGTGTAAACTTCTGTAGAGCCATCTTCCTTGAAATTAGTAAAGGCAATAGCCACACGTGAGGCATAGTTACGGACACGTCGTCCAATACGTGCTGAGATAAAGCGCTGTTTAGCCTCAACCCGTTGCACATAAGCCGTACCTCCCATAACAAGCTCTAAGTCAGAACCTGCTGGGTCAAAATCCTCAGGCACAGGCAACCAGAACTCAAGCTCATAGTCTACCTTACGTGCCTCTCCAACTCTCCGTGTATCTCCACTAACTACCTTACCTGAGTTAGTAGCCACAGCCATTGGAGTATCATCATGAACAGCTTCCACAAAAGCTTCGTTCAAATCTTCAACAGTAACTTTCTTTCTAGGCATTGCATGTATCTCCTTAAATAATTAGATTTTTATCCAGATAAGCTTCTGCCTTCTCTGGGTCGATTTCCTTAAGTCTATCATAAACTTCAAGAATTGTCATGTCATTGCTATAGTTGTAGTCCTTAGAGAACTCATAGCTTGCAAAAGTAATATCTTGCTCATGGTGGTTAAGTCCCACAGCGTTCTCAATTAGACGTGAGCACTGACCAATGAAGTGTGTCCGCATAGGGATAATATTGTTCTTCATTGAGTTATCAATGATACTGTGTGTACCAATATTTGATACTGTCTTACCAAGGTCAAATAGCCGTGCTGGAACTCCAAACATCTGAGCCACGATAGATGAGGCATACAACGATAGGTAATCTAGGAAGTCCACAGCCTTGGTATCCCGTGTTAGCTGGAGCAGGTTCTCAAACTTACTAGAGTACACAATAGCGTCATTGTATTCTGTCTCTGATAGCTTCTGTGAAATGTCTTCCATGTCTTTAGCAATCTTGTCAGCACGTTCCTTCTTAGCGGTACGTCCCATATCAAGAAGCTGACCGGCACTAGGGACAAATCCTTCTGCTTCACCCTCTTCAATGCTATCAATGATACTATCCTTTGCTTGTAGGGCAATCGTACCAATACCGTTTCTGGCAATATCATAGTTCATTCGGTCAAGAATGTTCAACAACAACTGCACACGCTTGCGGTCCTTAAGTAGTGGACTAATACCGAATACCTTGGAAGTATCCAACTTGACACAGGCGAAGTTATCCTCAGTCACAAGGAGCAAATCGTCCTTGTACTTTTCTGGGTTTTGTAACAAATCCATGTAGGCTTCAACGTCAAGATTTGTATAGCCCTTACTGTATCCTGTGATACGGTCTACAATGGCATGTGCGTCATCTGTACGCTTAATCACATAACTCAATGTCTGAGTCAACACAGGGTGCTCAGGATAGGGAATTGTGATTGCAAGAATATCCTTAGGGTGAACTCCTACAAGACCTTGACCTGAATTATATAGCCCATAGTAGCCATATTTCCGATAACCCTTGGCTACACCTTGCAGGACATCAATATTACGCTGACCATTAAAGTTGGTTTCCTGTAAATATTTATGGAGTAGCTTATCTTTCTCCTCGTCCTTCGTTGTTAGGCGGTTAGTGAACATGTAGTAAACCATGCTATCAAGAATATAGTCTACATCAGGAAGACTCAAAGCAAGCTTTTCAATGGTCTTAAGGTCTTTTCCAATAGGCATTTCACGATAGCCACTAGAAGTATATAGCAATCGGTCTTCCACAGCTGAATTAAAGAACTTATCCATAGCTTCTACGCCTTCAAGCTCCTCTGGTGTACGTCTACTCAGCTGTGCTTGCTGAGGCTTCTGTACTTTCTTCTTTCTCTTTCTTCCCATTAATGGTCCTCCAAATAGAATAGCTCTATGGCGTGTATAGCCAATAGAACACTATCAAGTTCGTCTGGTGACTGGTGAATTAGCTTCTTAATCTCAGATTTAGGTCTAAGTTTCACAAGCCTGTCTTCTGGTCGTTGAATTTCTGCCACAAAGGACATCTGCCTTGCAATTCCGTCCCAGACTTTTGTCATGAAGGACACACGCTGTGCCTCCATCATTCCTCTCAACATAAGGTGCATTTCTACACGCTTATTAAAGGCATACTCGGCACTAGGGTCATGAGCTATCTTCTTAGCCTCTGTGACCTTACCACCAAAGTCTATATCATACACATAAGCCTTTAGCTTACCTGACAGCCTAGCCATCTTAAGGGGCTGAACAATATGAGCTCCTCCTCCTGAGTCAATAGCTATAGCCCTTACCTTAAATTGATTGGCTATTGTAATAATCTTATTCACAACGTCTCTAGCTGTGATACCGTCAATCCATTCCTTAGGTTTAATATCCGTAGTATCCACAGCGGTTATGTGACCCTCTTTGTCTATACAAGACAGAGTTACTTGGATACTGTCAGCGCCCTTGTAGGCACTATCCACTCCAAGAAACCATTCAAGGTCAGGGTTAAGGGAATTAAACTCTTCAAGAATATCAGGCTGAGCGTCAAAGAAGTTAGACCGCTCCACAGGGAACTCACACAGGAGGTTCTCTCTAATTGAGTCCTCTGTGATTGTAAAACCTGACTTCATGAGCTGGTCTTTTGTGTAGTTAATTGAGCCCTCTTCCATAGCAGTCACAACGTCTAGCCACATGACAAACTCATCATCTGCCAGCTCTTCCTTGGTCATAAAGTCAAAGAAGCTGTTCAGTGACCGAGGGTTTGAGATTAGATACATGATGAGCTTCTCACCTGTGTCACTTTCAAACTCCCGACGTGCCATGTGCCCTAGAGCTAGGGGTGAAATATCGCTGGCTTCGTCTCCAAACATATTCCCTCCACGTCCGATTACATGGATTTTAGAGGGGTCTGTAAAATTACTACCAGCAGAGAGCCCTTCTAGCTTTCCTCCGTTACGGAAGCTAAATCCTTCACTAGAGAATGAGCTCAAACCACGCTTTAGCCGTCTATCAACAGCAGATACGTCATTTTCGTCCATACTCAGCATTTCTTTCACAGAGGGGTGAGCATTTACTAGGATTTCTCTGGCGTGTTGAATAATAATCCCTGAATACTCATTGGTTGACCCTACAGCATAGCAGTTCTGCCCTGAAAATGCAAAATTATTACTCATAATTCCACACAGGAAAGATTTTCCGTACCGAGGAGTAGCCACACAGTAGCCTGTCTTATAGTCTCCACTCAGGAAAGCTCCGAATTGCACAGCCTGTGACCACCAAAGCTCAATATTGAACCGTGACAGGGCTGTACGGAAGCCTAGTTTATAATACTCAAGCTCTTTTTCAAAGCCTCTTGTCTCTCTGATACTATTTCTCTTAAAGTGTTTTGGTATATACCCTTTTACTGCCTTTTTCAACTTCTCCTTAGGAGTCACAGTGTCCAGCAGTATGCTTAGCTTTTCCCTATTAGAGAGTAACTTCCTCTTTTTCATAGGTGAGCCAACATCTACATCTTGGGTGGGCATAGCTAAAGTCTCCTCCTGTATAACTTAAGTAATTCACAGCAACGTCATAGGCATCATCTTCTGGGTCAAGTCCCTCAATGAAAGAAATCCCCACAGGAACTCTAGTCCCATCAAGAAGCCTACAAATAGGACAAGTCCGCTCATCATTCACAGAGTTCCACCGCTTGTAGATTACCTCTCC